AGGTCATTAGACGAATCATTTGTGAAATCGTCGTCGTCATCCTCGTACTCGTAATTGGACATAGTCCATCTCCCTATCAGTTAGTTGATTGCGCCAGCCTCATATCCAAATGGGGATTTGGTATGGCTCTGACTCCTGGTATTGTTGTCGCTCCACTAGGCCAGTAGTTCTAGTGGCAGGTTTATTATTTAGTAACCGCCTGCACGATCTCGTGCTAAGGCTCCAGTAGTTACTCCAGATTGTCCACCAAAGGTGGCTTTCTCTAGTCCAGTGATCTTTTGACGTTGCTTACGTGCTTCATCTTGTCCTGTAAGTTTGAATATTTCTGACTCTGCAGTTGCTTGCGTGTATGGTGATTCGCCATAGATAGAAGCTAGCTGTGAACCACGCTGTAATCCACCACCGATTGCAGAATAACCCTCAGTAGCTGCTGCTTTATCTACACCATAACGCTGTAGTTCTTCTGCCCTTGCAAGGTTAGTTGTAAGTCCAGTTTGTTGAAGCGCTGCTCCACCGATTTCAGCAGCAGTTACCTTACGCTGGATATCCTTAATAGCGTTCTTAGGATCAAGCGTGTAAGCCAAGATATCGCCATCGGTAATATCTGGATAGAACTTTTTAAGTGCCTGAGTTACCTCTGGGTTAGCTTTGAGTACACGATCTTGGGCTGTAGCAATACGTGTTTCAAGTTCAAGTGCTGACACATCGTTACTAAGCAACGCATCAAATCCTTCTTGTTTTCCATATAGACCTGTCTTGTAATAGGAAGCAGGTAATCCATAGTCACGCATTATTTTTTGATATGCGTCTTCTTTTGCTAAATAGTCTGCAGGGCTAAGGGCTGTTAAACCAGCTTTAATGCGAGCATCATTAGCAGAAAATCGAGTCATATATGCTTTTGTTCCACGCAAAGCATCTGGAATTGCTGCAATAGATGTAGCCCTCATAAGAAGATCTTTAGAATCTGCTACTAAAGCACCTAGTCCAAGAGCATTAAACTCGTCAAAAAGGCGTTGATAAGCATCTTGCATTTCGCTACTAGGAAGTTTAGTGTCTCCATCAGGACCTGTGGCCCCAGTTACGCCAGTAGCACCAGATGCACCTGTTGGGTCTGTTGGTATACCACCTGTAAAACTAGAGGCTATTCCAGCCCCAGCACCACCCAGTGCTTCTAATCCTAAGTAATCACTTGCTGAGCGGGTTTGAGCAGCAGGTGTATTTCCTTGACCACCCAGTGCTCCGATTCCTAAATAATCATCGGCTGCACGACCTTTAGGTGTGGCTGTTTCCTGTGGATCGGTAAGTGCATCTATTCCTAAATAATCATCTATTGGAAGATTTTTTTCGATAGCCATCATTACCCCATAAATCCAAAGTCGCGTTTAACCTGATTAATCATACTTGTGACTTCATCATTGGCTTCTTGTGAGTACTTCCAACGATTGTCTTGACGTATAGCTTTCTTATACTCATACAAAGACATTTCTTTATCTGGACCGATAGCCATACGAAGAGTTGGATCGTCTAAGGTAATCGTTCTTGGATTAATACCAAGGCTTGCTGCCATTGCATTTTTATATGGAGTATAAATAGTTTCAAGATCTGTCCCTGATTCCATTAACTTTTTAATAGCATCTGGTTGTCCAAGAGAAGCAATTTTGCGGATATCATTTCCAAGAAGGTTTATATCTTCTCCAGCTTTAAGGCGAGATTTGTAAACATCCATTTGACCTTGAGATAAAGATATACCATTTGCATTGGCTACACTTTTTAGTGTATCTTCTATCTTAATTGCACCTTGCTCTTGAAGAGTACCCTGATAATTAGATACCTCTTGTGCAATATTCTTTAATATATTTGGAAATGCTTTAGGGTTGGCTGCATATGTACCAGTGGAAATAAGATCAACTAGGAATTGTTCTTTATCTAAACCGCCATAAGTTACTCCATCAATATATTTTGATGGGTTCTTCTTCTGAGCATCATTGAGGATAGAAGTAAAAGCTTTAAGTTCTTTATCAGTTGCCTGACGGCCAAGTAAATCGCCAAATATTTTATTGATATCCCCTTTGGCCTGAGTTGCGCTAGATATGTAAGATTGTGGAGGTGATGCGACTTGACCACTAACAGATTTTATTGCTGTATTGAAATAATCTTCAATGGTTCCAGTTCTGGCTAAAATGTCAGAGGAACCCATAATGTTTTGAGCAAGTTTGCTTACATATCCACCAACATAGCTTGGATCAAGAGTCTTTCTACCAGTTAAACCAGCAACTGCAGCCTTAACTCGTGCATATGCCTTTGGATCTGTTCCAGCAAGAGTTGTTATGTAAGTACCAATTTGAATTGGTGGTAAAGCAAGAGGATTTCCCTTTGCATCAACTAAACCAAATCCAACATCTACTGTGTAAGTTGTGGGTACTGAATCCGTACCACCGATATCCATACCAAATGAAGGAAGTGGGGTTGCGTTGTCACCAGGTTTGTTGGGATTTCCTTTTCCATCTGGAGTCCAGACCCAGGTGCCGTTCTTATCTTTAGTCCAAGACATTACTTGTTCACCTCAATCACTTCATAGTTGTCATTTTCAAGATAGCGTGTGTATAAATCAGAGAATCCGGTATCATACAATTTTAGTCTAATAATGTAGTCATCCCACTTATCTTTGAGATCAGCGTTTGCAGGATCAGTTAAGCCTGAAGTTCCTAAATACTTTTTACGTTGAGCAAGTTCGTTGGCAACATAATCCCTATTAAGAACATAATCTTTAACTGCCAACATTGTTGGAGTATTTCCATATTCTTTCATCCAAGGCTCATTGCCAAGAGTTTTAAGAAGTCCCTTGACATAACGCTTGGTTTTTGTAAAGTCACCAACAGAGTTATCATAGGCTTCTGCCCAGGCTGGAAGATAAGCCTTGATTGACTCAACTGACGCTTCCCACTTAGCCGTTAAACCCATTTGTTGTGCAGCTTGTGAGTTAATACTCTTTAATCCATACTTTGTAAGTAAAGCATCGCGTTGCTTAGAAAACTTTTCATAATAATTCCAACCAAGACTTTCTTCACGATCTACAATAACATCTTCGGTTGCACGAGTTTCGGTGTATTTAATTTCTCCACCTGGACGCACGTTTTTATTACGGAAGTAGTTAGCTGCAGCATCTGAATACTTATCAGAGTTGTTGCCATAGTTAGCGATAAATCCTACAAGTCCTGGAACATTTAACTTATCCATTTCACCAAGAAGTGGACTAAACTTTTTCTCATTTACAACTGCACCAACTGTTGGATTAAGATTAGTTTTGTTTTTACTGGTAGGTGCTGTAATTAAATAACCTAAATCACCATACTTACTGAAAATATAATCGTCAACCTTAGTCTTGCCAACCTTTGGATCAGTCAGCGCTGTTCGGTAATCGTCCATAATAGGTTGCCATTCAGCACGGAATGTGAATGTAAAAGGTAAACTTAGGTTAGCGGCAATACGGATCTTCCAAAGTTGGTTAGCAAGTTTAATTGCATCTTGAAAGTTAGGTTGCTTTCCAACGCTTCCATCTTGTTCCCACTCATAACGAAGAGTTTTCATAGCACTTGCTACTGATCGTGCATAAGTAGCGTCATCAAGTCCAGATTGAAGTGATGAAAACTTTTGCCCCGCTGCTGGTAATAGCAACTTCCAAGGATCAGCAGGTGCTCTACCGAATGGGATTATGCTGTTCATAATGACATTTGATGTTTGCTCACCAAAAAAATCATTAAGAAATGTCTTAAAGTTTTCTACCTTATCTGGTCTGCTGTTTGCAAGCATAGATACAGGAATTGTAACCGGTATACCAAACGATGGTGCTAGCGGATTATCTCCAGTTAAAAATACGTTAAGACTATTTTTAGGAATAGAAACTTGATAGCCTTTTGGAATACCAAATCTTCCTTGAACGCCCTCTGGGATAGTAATAATGATAAACTGATTTTCAGAAGGAGGTGCTCCTGGTGGTACTTCATTTCCTTCGCTATCAATAACAGTTGCAACTCTATTTGGAAGATTCCAGATCTGATTTGCTCGTGCTATACGTGAAGGGTCTTGAATTAAAAACTTTCCATATACCTTCACTGCATTGTACTGTGCGTTGAAGAAGGGTACCAAGAAGCGCATCGTATTAGACAAACCAGTATTATTAGATATACGATACAAAACTTCTTTAAGTGTCTTTTGAGAAGCAGCGTGAGCAGTGCGTTGCATCTGAATAATTAAGTCTGGGTCTTGAATATTTTTACCCATACCTTCAGCAAGGTTAATCTCTTGCTGTAAATTCTTTTTATATAAACCATTGTAGAAGGGCCAAGCTACCAAATTGTCTTCTGGTGTTGAGCCAATCATCTTAAATATGCCAGAAATTGCATCGTTAACGGTTGTTTTAATAACGCCTTTATTGTAACGAAGTGTATCTTCTATAAGAGAGCGTCCTGCAATCGGAATTAAATTAGGAGTTCCACGCATAAGCAAATCAAATTGCTCTGGTGATAATTCTTCACGTGCTATTAATGATCGTACTTGTTGATCTGGTAATAGTTTAGAAATTCTGGAGCGAGCTTCTAATACGTGTCCAGGAATATCAATCTTGTTTATGTCTGCATTAATTTCTTTTAAGTAAAAAGCACCTTTAGGGCTTCTTAGCCATTCAATAACCTTTTCGTCGGGCAATCCTTCAAGAATTTGCATAGCAAGTTGGTCATTGCGTAATCTTTGATTTACGAATACAGCCAATTCATTAAAATATTGTGGGTCACCAGGGTTAACAGCAATTCTGCTTTCGCTTAAATTCATTCCAGATGTAAGGGTCTTTGAACCCTTGGAGGCATCAAAGCTAAGATAAGCCTGTCCTTCTGTCATCCAGTTAAGAGAACCTTGGCTTGAAGCCTCGGCTCTAGTAAGAGCACCATTAGGTCCAGCAAATGCGCCATCTGCAATAATTTCTTTACCATTAGGTGAAATGAATATTTCTTCACCTTCTCCGGCTTTAATAATTTTAAGATCAACACGACGTTTTGCTAGGAATTGAGATTGCTCAACCTTCGTTAAAATATCATTGTCAATTTTATTTACAAGATCTTGATAAATACGAATACGCATCATATTATCTTCACCAAGAAGGCTTGCTATTTCTTCAAAATTTTCAGCACGTGATGCTTCATAGGAAGTAATAACTCTAATATTTGGATATTCTACTGGGCCTTTGCCGCGCAACTCAAGCGCACCAACTGATTCAATTTCATCAGCAAGCATACCTGAAGGGATACCACGACGTGCTTCGATCTCGGGGACAGAACCCTTTGGCAAACGTTGTTGCTTGCCAGGAATCTTGTAGAAAACCTTACCGCTAAGATAGTCAGCATATACAAGTGTAGTGCCTTTAGGTAGCGTAGGTACTACTTCTTCTCTTACATATTTAGAAAAAGCCTTACCTTGTAAGGACTCAAATTTAACTTTATCTTTACCAAAAAGAAGACCTTTTTGTGCTTTACGTTTTGACATTAATTCAAAGTAAGCATTGCGATCTGATTCTTTTAGAAGCGGTTTAGATTTAGAAGTAATTGCAAGTTCAACCATTTCTGGTGTTACTTGCTTGCCAAAAGTACCAGAAGCATTTGCATAATAAGACTGTGGAGTTAACTCGTTTAGAATTGACTCACGAACATTAATCACATCTTGGCGCTGTTGAATTAATTTACCAATTTCTGTATTCAACTGTGATGGTCGTGTAGCAGTTAGACTTTCATCAAAAAAGTTTTCTGCTTGTTTCTTACGCGTTCCAAGATTTTGTTTTAATGTCTTAAATATTTCATCAGTCTTAGCAATAGAACCTAGAGCTAAAGCTGCACGTAGTTGCCCGTCAATAGTGTTACGAATAGGATAACCCATACGAGTAAGAACTGATGCTTTAAATAATGAGTTAGCAAAGTCCATTGTATCTTCAAGTTCTTTGCCAATAAGTCTAGCTCTTAGACCTGCTTTAGTTATACCTTCGCCAGAAGGTATAAGGCGCTTGTATAGTTTTAAGAAACTGTCAAAGTCTTTGAAGTCCATCATAGGGACAACGTTAGGCATTTCAGATTTCCAAAATGGAGATGTAACTAATGTACCGTTATCATCAACCCAAAAACCTTTAGTTCCAATAGCATCCATAATACCACGACGAACTGATCCAAACGCTTTATACCACATAGTGGCTTCTTCGATAGATAATCCATTTTCAAGAGCAATGATATTTGCTACTTCTTGTTCAATGTTTTCTACTGCAGCTAAACGCTCGGTTGCATTTCTAGCAAGAGCATATTCTGAATACAACTGTGTCTTTACTGCAAGGTATTCAGGATTACGTAATTCTGGTACTGAATTAAGAGCATACTTAATTTCATTAGCAGAGTCAACCATAGGTCCACCATCAATGCGAACAATTCCATTAGGAAGTTTATTAAACGCTGCCTGAATAACTGCAACAGGTCGTGCAAATGCAGTCTTTTGAAATACCTCTGTATAAAAAGAAAAATCTTGTCTTAACTCAGAACCTTTAGCACGAGCTTTTTCAATAGCTACGCCTATATTTTTACCAAACAAATTAACATCAGCAGCAGATGTGTAATTATTAAGGACTCTATAGTCACCGAGGCGTTCATCCATTGCACGAGCAAGATTTGTATCACGCAGTTTCAAATCATCAAGAACTTTGCCTAAACGATCATATTCTTGAATAGTAGGTTCCAAGTTTTTGATATTAACACCAGCACCCCATTCAATACTGGCATATCTCTTAGCCACAGGATCTAGCAAATCTTGTGCTCGTTGAATCTCATCAGCAACAGATGCACGAGTTGCCGCAATTTTTGCAAGTGATGCTGTATCGCCTGCTGCTGCTGCAATAAAATTAGCAGCATCTTCGTAAGTATTTGCTTCACCCATAAGGGCTGTCATTAAGCGTGGATTTGTGCTTCTAGTAATAAGGGGATGAGTAGAAACTTCTGCTACATTCTTGCCAACAAGGGAAGCTACTGCTGTTCCAATAGGAGTCTCACGTCCTGCTTGCCCACCTGTTTCTACAAAAATACCGTGTTGATCTAAATCCTTACGTATACGTACAATATCTTCTGCGTTTTCAATAGGGTTAATAAATAACTTCTTACCTCCTATTGCAAGACCCTTTCCTGCTATAAACAGTGGGTCTGTATACCAACTTACAAGTCCATCTACCGCACCTGAAGTAGACTTGCCAAATACGTTATCCTTAAAAGTTTCTTTACGATCTGTTGGATCTGCGATATTAAAATATTTATTAAAAATAGGAACATATTGTGCAATAAATGCTTGTCCTGGACTTACATTATCAGGCACTCCTGCTTCTTTTTCTTCTTCAGTAAGCGGTCTAGCCAGTTCCCAATTTGCTGCAATATTTGGGATGCGAAATCTATTTAGTTCTGTTGATGAAAGAATTGCAGTTGTTATGGGTTGAGTAACTTTTGGACGTAAAAATTCATATGCTTTATTAGCTTCTTCCATACCAAGATTAAAAGCTACATCAGCTTTAATTGTTTCTGCTGGTTTTAGTGCAGCTCCAACTCCAGCTTTTGCAACTCTTTGTCCAGCTTTTTTAACCGGCGCTGCTGCAGCTTCTGATAGTTGAGTTGTATCTGCACCAGGAATAATTTTTCCACCAAATGATCCAGCAAAACCAGCAGCTACATTTGATCCAACCGCCGATAGACCTTCACCAATTTTGGAGGCAATGGCTTCTTTAATGGTATTCCAATAATTAGCCAATTATTATTCCTCTCGTGTAATAGTTTTAATAAAATCGTTTCGATCTTGGTCAGATTCCCAAGGAATATTGGCAAGCGAAATAACTACACCAGGATAATCATAACCAAGCGCGTCAACAAATGCTGTAATATCTTTAACAAACTGGTTCATAATGATCCTTGAAGAAAACTCACAAACGCTCTAAATGATTCTGGAGTATCTTGCGCTGATGCCATAGAAGATAATGATGGCAAATATTTTGCAACAATGTCTTTATCATCTTGTTTCATTTGATTCATCATTAGTGCTTCTGATCCTGGGCCTGCCCCTTGATCTACGCCAGCAGTAATTGGTTCTTCGGGACGTTGTGTTGGTGCGTATAATTCTGTTATAGGTTGTGGTTTAACATCTTGTGTTGCTGCAAGTGGAGCACCAGACTTAATTGCCTGTGTCTCAACACCCTCACCGTATGCGGTAGAACCCATCTCTAGGTTATCTGTACGTGTGGAGAATTTACCTGGACCTGCTGGTCCAGCCAGTGGATTCATCATACTCACTGTTGTTCCTCCTCTAAAGTCTCTAAGTCTTGCGCCATCTTTTCCCAAGCCTGATTGGTTTCAGTCTTTTGGTTAGAATGGTAAATGCTTAATTCATATAATGATTCAAAAAATCCTGACACAACTTGCGAGAAGTTATATGCAGTTTCTGTAAGTATTACTACAAAATCGGAAGAGCGTATAGGACGACGTATTCTATTATGGTCCATCGTCCTACACACCTTCCACTAAATTTGTTAACCCTTTTTTGTCTTCTTACCTGGGCGACCTGCTGGCATCATTGATGCCATTACCTTACCGCCGGCTGGCTTGGAGTGATCCATCTTGCCTTCCTTTGGCTTTGCCATTGGTGCGGCTGCGCGTGATCCTTTATTCATATTTCCACCTCCTTTGCTTATGCTGCGCCGGTGATGCCGGCTAGTAGTTGTGCTATATCTGGACGTTGACCAGCAGCAGGGGCCATACCACCTTGAGGTTGTGTTGGTTGCGCTGAGGCTGGGGCGGGGGCCGCACCTGCTGCTGGATTCTGTTGCTCCATACCTGGGGCCATAGGTGGCATCTCTGGGGTTGGTGCTGCTACTGGTTCTGGCATAAATGCTTTTTCGATAATGTTTTCTAGGGCTTGTCCCTTTTGGCGACCTTGGATAACAGCAGCGATACGGCTGATAATCTGTGAAGGGTCTTGGCCTTGCGCCGCGAGTGCAGGTATCGCCTGTGCATACTGAGCAACAGCAACCCGCAAAGAATCGCGCATTTCTTCAATGTCAACACGTTGTTCCTCCTGTGTAACGTTAAGATCCATAGGGATCTCACGGCGTACATAGTCGCGTGATACGAGCTTGTCTGAACGCATTTGTAGTAAAGCAATGATGGCACGGTTAGGGTCCATACCGGACATAATGCCATAACGGACATCTACGCCATACTCACCCTTGATATCGCGTGATGGGATGTACTTGAGTACATAAGGTGTTCCATCGTCTGAACCTTTGATGGTTTTAGGAATACCACCAAAGATCTTCTCGTCTGCTTCAAAACAAACAGAGATAAGTTCTTGGAACATACGAGCAAACTGTGCTTGTGCTGCCTTGATCTGTGTATCAAAGCCTGCCTGTAGCGCCTGTACGCCACGACCAGTGACAACGGATGCGTCAATGTTGCCTGAGCGTGACTCAGGATAGCGAGCACCTAGACGTAGTTCACGCTCTAGGACACCGGATTCAGTAAAGACTCCAGGTGGAAGTTCTAATGGTACACGACGGATACCTTGTGGATTAGCAGAACGCATAATCGCGTCCGGTCCAAGTGCCAACTCCTGCACATCTTGTGGGATAGCAATAGGTGCTTGGATAGACTTTTCAGCAGCTTGGATCTGCAATACTGCAAAGCGAGCACGAGCGAGTTGGACTGAGAGTACATCATCGAATTGACCGCGTGCTTCTCCGTCAAGGGAAGAACGCATAATGACAGATGCCATTGGCTTGCCTAGTATGTTAGGCGTGCTAGATAAAACTAGGTTCTTACGCTCTGGTAGATATAACAGGTCTTGATCTTTATCGTGGTACTTGACCATTGAGATATAAGGCGAAGACAACTGGTACTGATTGCGACCTAGGATCTGGTCGTAGAACTCTGGGTACTGTGCAGCCAATGTCTCTGCATCGGTAACAATAACTTGGGTAACCGATAAAACTCGACCATAACGATCTAGCTCTGGGTAGGTACCAAATGGGTTAAGCATACGGATACGAGGATTATTATCATCGTAATCCATCTCAACCATACCAACACCTAGGCCGTAGGTGTTATACCAATCGGCTGCTGTGTACATCTGGAGTTGTAAATCAGAGTTTGTGGCGTAAAAGTTAGCGATACGGGTGCGAGTATCTGCAGCTTTACGTGCTGTATCGGAAACCATATTGGTTGCTGAGCAGTTAAAGGATGGCAGTGGTGCCATAGCTTCTGCTAGGTCACGTGCTGCTACGTCAATGAAGTTGGCAACGAGAGGCTTTGGATAGTCCTCTGAAAACATAGCAGGGTATACCTTGGAGATATCTCCCTGACGTACCGAAAGCACATCGCGCATACGCTGGTCGCGTGCTGCTGACCGTGAGCGTAGTCGCGCTACTTTCGCGTCAACTTCTTTGACTGATAACAATGGAACTCCTAATAACTGGGGGTAAAACTATTAACGGTTGCCTCGGCCTTTGCCGTATTGAGGTGCGGCTGATCCTTTTAGACCAGTCTTAGCAGCTCTTGTTGTCTCTTTAACTTGCTTCTTTAATTCAGCTACGGCGTACTCTTTGCGTAAACCTTTTTTACCATCTGCTGTTGCTCTTATAGCTGTTCCAACTGCTGTTGGGATATCGCGTGCTTCGCGTGCTGTTGTCTTTACACGACTTGCAACCTTACCTACTGCACCTGCTGCTTTAGCAGCTAGTGATGGTGACTTCTTCTTTGCAGCGGCTGGCTTAACAGTAACGTTCTTTGAACTTGTTACCATTGAACCTGGCTTAAATGTTTTCTTTGGTGGGACTGGAGTAGCCTTAGCGGTACCAGTGATCTTGATCTTTGACTTTTCTGATTTCTTCATTATATCTCCTTAGATGACTCTCATTTTATTTTGTTCAGCGAAGGCTTCTTCTAAGTTAATCACTGTTCGCTTGCCCATCTCTTGGCGAGATAGGAATGGGTTTTTCATATGGTGGGTGGCATACTTTCCGTAGTTGAGCATCTCACGTGCTCGGATCTCACAGAACCACAAAGCCATCACCATATCGGTCTTACCCTTAGTCGTTGGAGTCCAGGTAATTAACTGCTCGATCAAAGCCTTGATATTCTCGGTCTGATCTGATGGCAGATGTATTAAGTTATCTCGATGGTGTTTACCATCAAACTGCTTGGTACCAAAGAGGGTAGACATAGAAGCTACACCGAAGCCGGCATCCCACTTGTTAGAACCAGTGTGGTGTTCCTTGAACTGGACTCCGCGTGAAGCCAAGTGCATACGGATACCTTCATCCTGGGTTAAGAAGGATTGGAAGGCGTTTTTTTCGACGATCCAC